ATAATGTTACAAATTATATACCACGTGATGCAACTTTATAATCGGGCAGATGCCCGAATGGTATTTGATACCAGTACCCGAATAGCGCCGAGCCTCTTCGCGTGGTTTAAGCAAAGCGTATAAGTTATTGAAATCATTACAATGTTACAATGTTACAAACTAATGTTACATTTTTTTAGGGGTTAAGTCATTGAAATCATTATAATGTTACAATGTTACAAAAAATAAAGAGTATAAGAATTATTTAGTAGTAGTAGTGAGAGAGGGCTTCTGCGCGTATTCTAAAATAATCTCTCTATCCTGTAACTTTGTAACTTTGTAACATTACTTTAAAATCAATAGGTTACAAGCACCCACTCTGTAACTATATGTAACATTATCTCATATACCAACTTATAATACTATGTACGTTTTCTTGACATAAGGTGTTATATGTGATATAACCATACTAGGCCATGACACTTGGTGACATTGCCTACCAACTGTAACCATTCGGGCATATGCCCGATCCAAACTTAGAGGTCACAATGCCAAACAAATGCACATGCCCATCATGCGGCAATGATTATGACTACCGCCGCCGACAGTTAGGCTACAACTACTGCCTAGACTGCGGTGACATCCGCGCAGAACAACAGCGTCAATCTTGGTGTGTCGTGCCACTGCCAAAGCAAGCGTACACTCTCGTCACCCGCAAGGCTGACTTGTTACACCTAAACCAGAAAACACGTTAACCATTCGGGCATATGCCCGATCAGACAATAGGAGAAACAAATGTCTGCACCATCAATATCATCCGCTGCTATGCTCGTTAAGTT